GTTCCTCGGGATCGAGTGGAAGTTCAGGATCTTCTGGATCAAGTGGTTCAAGTGGCTCTTCTGGATCAAGTGGATCATCAGGATCATCAGGAACAAGTGGTTTATCAGGCTCAAGTGGATCTTCAGGATCATCAGGATCAAGTGGTTCTTCTGGATCGAGTGGATCATCAGGAACAAGTGGTACATCAGGTACAAGTGGTACATCAGGTAAGTCAGGATCAAGTGGATCTTCAGGATCTTCTGGGTCAAGTGGATCTAGTGGCTCTTCTGGATCGAGTGGCTCTTCTGGATCGAGTGGATCATCAGGATCGAGTGGTACAAGTGGTTTATCAGGATCTTCTGGATCGAGTGGATCTTCTGGATCTTCAGGTACAAGTGGTTTATCAGGATCTTCTGGATCGAGTGGTTCTTCTGGATCATCAGGATCTTCTGGATCAAGTGGATCTTCTGGATTATCAGGATCAAGTGGTTCTTCTGGATCATCTGGATCAAGTGGTTTATCAGGATCAAGTGGGTCTTCTGGATCAAGTGGATCTTCAGGTACAAGTGGTTTATCGGGATCTTCTGGATCATCAGGATCAAGTGGATCTTCCGGTTCAAGTGGATCTAGTGGAAGTTCAGGATCATCAGGCACAAGTGGTACAAGTGGTACAAGTGGTACATCAGGTAAGTCAGGATCGAGTGGATCTTCAGGGTCAAGTGGATCTTCTGGGTCAAGTGGGTCAAGTGGATCATCAGGATCATCAGGCACAAGTGGTTTATCAGGATCATCAGGATCAAGTGGATCTAGTGGAAGTTCAGGATCATCAGGATCAAGTGGATCTTCTGGATCGTCAGGCACAAGTGGTTTATCAGGATCATCAGGATCTAGTGGATCATCAGGATCTAGTGGATCATCAGGATCTAGTGGCACAAGTGGTACATCGGGTAAGTCAGGATCTTCTGGGTCATCTGGATCAAGTGGATCTTCTGGATCATCAGGGTCAAGTGGATCATCAGGATCTTCAGGAACAAGTGGGTCATCAGGATCTTCAGGAACAAGTGGTTTATCAGGATCTTCTGGGTCATCAGGATCAAGTGGATCTTCTGGATCATCAGGGTCAAGTGGATCATCAGGATCTTCAGGAACAAGCGGTTTATCAGGATCTTCTGGATCATCAGGATCAAGTGGATCTTCTGGATCTTCAGGGTCAAGTGGTACATCAGGAACAAGTGGCACATCAGGTAAGTCAGGATCTTCCGGTTCAAGTGGATCTTCTGGATCTTCCGGTTCAAGTGGATCATCAGGATCAAGTGGATCATCAGGATCTTCTGGGTCAAGTGGAGCTTCTGGTACTGACTCTTCTAATAGTGGTAGATGGACATGTATGAGTACTGTTGGAACACCTCCAGGTGGTGGTAGTGGTCAGTTCTCGTCTGATAATAGTCTTATAAGTAGTATAACTAAACTTTGGATAGATAATACATCAAGTACATCCGTTGCTTATGGTGCTTGGCACGCGGCTGTTACTACCATTATTAATTCTGGTAGAGCAGTTTATCTACAATTACACGAAGTTGGTAATACAAGTATTCTTGGTATATGGCCAATATCAACAGCAACATCTGTTAGTACCTACTATATTTATGATCTTGGAAATTATATAGCTCAAAACGGTTCTATATCATCAAGTCGTACTTATACTATATCTTGGGTTGCTGATGGTAAATCAGGATCTTCCGGAACATCGGGTACAAGTGGTACATCAGGTAAGTCAGGATCAAGTGGCTCTTCAGGATCAAGTGGCTCTTCAGGATCAAGTGGCTCTTCAGGATCAAGTGGATCCTCAGGTGTATCTGGTTCAGGATCATCAGGATCATCGGGTACAAGTGGTGTTAGTGGAGCATCCGGTACATCCGGTCTTTCAGGATCAAGTGGTTCTTCAGGATCTTCAGGATCTTCAGGCACAAGTGGATCTGCTGGTACATCCGGTACGTCTCCAGCTGGTGGTGGTTTAACTGGTGGTACTATTAACTATGTTGCAGTTTGGGACTCATCTACAACAATAACTACAGGTGCTATTCAAGATGACCTTGCTGGTTTAGGTGGTCGTGTTGCTATAGGTGGTGTTCCTGGTGCTCTAGGTCCTTATACTTTAGAAGTAACAGGTGATATATACGCAACTGGTAATATTATAGCCTTTTCTGATGAATCTGTAAAGGATAATGTTAAAACAATTGAAAATGCCCTTGATAAAGTTAATAATATGAGAGGTGTTACATTTACTAGAAATGATGAAGAAGACAAAGAAAGAGTTTATGCTGGTGTTATTGCACAAGAAATGCAACAAGCTTTCCCAGAGGTTGTATTTGAAAATACAGATGGTACAAAAGCAGTAGCTTATCCAAACATTGTATCTGTGTTAATTGAAGCTATTAAAGAACAACAAGTTCAAATAGATGAGTTGAAAAGACAAATAAAAAATAATAATCTATAATGGCGGTAGGATTATCTATTCAATCAACCGGTCAGATTGTGTATGGAAATGGAACAATTGTTAGTAACGTCACAAAGTCACTACTATCAGTTTTTACTAATGTTCCTGGTGCGGTGCCGGATGTTATGTCACCTGATCAATTTGTTGCAATTTCATCACCTGAGCCATATTATGGAGTTGCTAATGGTCCTTATGCGAATGAATATGTTATTAATAGAAATGATCCTGCTGGTGAGATTTTTTTTAATAACTGGCTAACCACTGGTCAGTTTAATATAGATTATTTTCATGATTATGCACATTGGACAAAAGACCAAAGACTTAAATTAAATGTTGTAAACGGTACTTTTCCAACTCAATTTTATAGTTTTAAATTAACAATTCCAAATTTTGGTATAATTTGTAATTTGAGTGGTGTATCTCAAGGTTATTTTTATTCACTTGGTGTGTATCAAAATTTACAAGGTAATATAGCAGGTGCCGGAGGCGTTCCTTCCGAGTATTCAACGCCTCAAATTAATACGAATTGGGATCTTACTTGGACTGTTGAGTATGATCCTTCTAACAATCTTCGTGGGAGCTTTAGAGCTCAAATTCAGATTACTGATTTTCACACTGGTGATTTGATATATCAAAATAGCGTTGACATAGGAGGTTTAAATTCCGGGTTTCCTTCTTTTGTAGAGAATACCATTACGGTCGATTATTGGAGATGTTTGGGGATCGAAGTCATAATGACTTAAATTTGTCTTATAATTAACATTGTGTTAATTGGAATTAAGGCACCGCCACTCCTCTTTTTGAAACAACTATTGAAGCCATTTCATTAGCATAAATAATAGAAGTTTTAATATCACCAGTTTCTAAATACTTTAGAATAAATCCTGATGTAAATGTATCACCAGCTCCACTAACATCTATAGTTTCTTGTGGATTTGGACTAGGATAAACCTCATCATTAAATTTAGTTCCCTTACTTCCTAAAGTAACTAATATATTTTTACACCCTAATAAATCAGAATTCTGTAAAGACTCTTTTTCATTCAATTTTACAAAAGTAAAACTACTTACAATTTCCTTACTTAATTTCCTCTTAGAATCTAATATAGACATCTTTGAGTTTCTACCTATTGTTAATAAGTCATCATTAGTCATAAATCCTTTATCATAATCACTTACAATAACAATATTAAAATTACCTAATTCTTCCACTCTTTCTTCAATTAATTCTACTTTAGATATATTTGATTCACCTTCATCTAATCTAAGAAACATATGATTACTTTTCTTTTCAACAAATCTAGTTTTAGTTATAATCTCATCTTGATACCAATGAGTTACTAAACTATCACTTTTCATAGCAATAATATTTCTAACAACATTACCAGCCATTCCATCATTTTCAACAATTTCGATTGGATTTAAAACAGGTACCGGTGCTTCTGGACTAAATCTAGAAACATCACAATACATAAATCTATCTATACACTTTTCTCCTATTACTAAAATCTTAAACATATTTACTTTTATTTTTGAGAATCACCTTTCCAAACTCTATATGAGTCAGAATCTGAGTGAGTAGTTGATACTTCAAAGATAACACCATCTGTTAAAGCTTCTAATTGATGTGGTTGACCAGGTCTTTGTCTTACAGTATCACCTTCAATTAATTTTTGTTCTATAACATCTGCTGTTTCAGTATCTATCCAACGATATAAGAATTCACCTTTATCAACATACCAAGTTTCATCTTTAATCATATGATAGTGCATTGAAAATTTAGCACCTTTATCAAAGCAAAGTAATTTACCACAATAAAGTTCATTATTTTCAATAATAATTTCTTTACCCCATCCTTTTGGGACACAACATCCTTCTGTGTGAAGAGCGTTTATAACAATAGGTTTATCCATTTATAAATTCATTTATTTTTTCAATAACCATTTGAGAAGTTATTTCTTTAGTACATTCAAATTGTCTTTCAGTATTTTTATATATTGGACACCAATTCCAATCACCACTGTCTAATCTATGTGAGTTAAAACATCCGTGACAAACACTTTTATTTATAACTCTATAAGTATCTGTTACTGTTTCACTATACTCTTGACTAAATCCAGATATTAAAACTGTTGGTAATCCAATTGACCACGATAACCAACTTAAACCTGATCCTAAACCAACAAAGAACTCACAAGTAGCCATATCGTTTATAACAGATTCTATTGTACCATCACTTTCAAACTTTCTTATTCCTATTGGATGATTATTACCCATATATCCATCATTTTCTCTTGAATATAAAACAACATCATATCCTTTTGATTTTAGATAATCAACAACTTCTTGCCAACCAGTTGGGTTGTTCCAATATTTTGCTTGAGCAGTTGAATGTATTCCAATACCAACCTTTTTTTCTCTTTTACCATTTGGAAATTTAAGTAAAGCTCTTGTTTCTTTATACTCAAGTCCTAAAATATCAGAAGCCGTTTTTTGCAAAGGTGTTACTCTGAAATCATTTGGATTTCTAGCTAAATCAAATTCACCATCTTTGTAAAACCAACCTAATTTATACATTGCATATAACCCAGATACTGCTGTTCCTGGTTCTACAAATTCAATATCAGGATAAGTATCTCTAAATAAATTATTCATAAATGTAGAAACAACTAAATGACACTTGTGTTTATCTTTGAACTCTCTGATATAAGGAACCCAAGCTAAAGTATCACCTAATGAACTACTTTCTAAAGATATGTATACTTTTTTACCTTTTAAATCTAAAGTGTTATCATATATAAGCTTTCCACTTTCCCATATTTTTGTATTCCACTTAGTAAAGTATTGTCTATTTAATCTTATCCAATGATTTGAAGATAATTCTTCAGAGTAGTGGCATTTGCCCAATTCATCATAAAATTCAACTTTGAACTTACTATTACTTTCTCCTTTTATTTCTAAAAATGGATTATTAACAAAATATTGTATTATCTCTGGTTTTGGTATAAATTTAGTTTGACTTGTAATAGGAAGACTTTTAACGCTTTTGTAAAAGTTAACATATTTATTTTCAAACTCAGAAGAACCATCCATAACTTGATATGTTGACTCTGAGTCTAATAGTGAAAGAAGTTTATTTTTAGTAGTAACTATATCATCATTAATTTGTGTGATATATGGAGTAAACATATCCATATATTGTGGTAAGTTTCTTGATATTATTTTAAGACCGTGTGATATAGCTTCTCTTACAACTAATGGATTGCATTCCCAAGTTGAATTAAACATAAACACATCAGCAGCTCTCATAAATAAATCTGTATCATGTCTTTCACCCCAAACAGTAACATTTGATGGTATATCACTCATTATAGGACCCCAATATTCTTCAAAATTCATTGCTTGATTTCCTATAAAGTGAAACTGAATTTCTGGATTAGATTGTTCTAATTGTTTTGCTAATTCAACACCTTCTTTTTGGTTTTTACCAGATGTCCACAATCCTACATTTATAATGTGTTTTTTGTTTGAATCAAGCCCTAGAATTTCTTTAGCCTGTGATTTCTCTTCTAAACTAGGTACTTTATTTTCAATAGGATGTTCTATCACTTCACCATATGAAGGCATTTGAGAGAAAGTAGACATTTTGTGCCAAGGTGTACAAAAAGCATAACCATCTGGATTGAATCTCTTAGATGTATTTGGATTAAACCAAACATTATGACAAGTTTCAACTATCTTCCAAGTTCTACTATTACTATATAAATCATTTAATAGTGAATCTGGTACTACTTGACCAAATCCTTCTAAAATCTCATCAGAGTGAACTATATCAATGTTATTACTTTTAATAATCTCCATTAAACTATACTTATCTTCACCTAAAGTAAAAAAGTTCTCAGGTTTGATTAGTTCTTTAATTTTGTTTTTCTGAACTACATATTCATCACTGAAGTTTGTATATTCTACTACAAACAGTTCTAATTCTTCGTGTTTTATTATATTTTCAATTCTTTTTAGAAGAAAAGCTGGCATTCCTCCTGTTGATAAATGTGGAGCGAGGAATAATATCTTTAATTTACTTTGCATAGTTATATTTATATTTTTACTTATGAATTATATTAAATAATTTAATAAAGTTAGTAGTAACTAATTAAAAAGTGTTGATAGAATTTAATATATAAGATATGAAGCTTATAAAATATTTTGAATTCAACCAAGGAGATCTAGACGCAGTAAAGTCTTTCCGTATTAAGGATGAATTAAACCCTAAGATATGGACAGACTTTGAGATTAACTCTGAAGTTAGAGAAGATTTATTAAAAATCGCTCAAGACTTTTATGGATCTACTGATTTACAAGCTGATGTTGATGATATAATTTTAACAGGTTCGTTATCTAACTATAACTGGTCTGAGAAATACTCAGATTATGACTTACATATATTAATTGATTTTTCTAAAGTTAATGAATCTGTTGAATTGGTTAAGAAATATGCTGATAGTGTTAAAAAGATATGGAATGATGCACACGATATTAAAATTAAAGGATATGAAGTTGAAGTTTATATTCAAGATGTTTCAGAACCACATACATCAACAGGTGTATTTTCTTTATTAAATAACAAATGGAAGGTTAAACCGGAAAGAGTAGAGTTTGAACCAGATGAAAATATGATTGAAGAGAAAGGTAAGTCAGTAATGATGTTAGTTGATGACTTAGAAGAAGAAGTTGATGAGGATAAATATGAATCTTTCGTTGAGAAACTTCAAAAAGTATGGGATAAAGTTAAGAATTATAGAAAGAGTGGTTTAGAATCTGAAGGTGGTGAGTTATCACTTGGTAATTTAGTATTTAAATTTCTAAGAAGAAATGGATACATTGAAAAGATAATGAAACTAAAGAAAAAATCATACGATAAACAATTTAAATAATATGGAAATTAAAATATCAGAAATAGAACAAGCATTCAAAGATATATTTGAAGAAGAAGGAGGTGTTGTTAATACTGTTGAGTCTATATATGAGATGTCTTTAGATGAAAAGTTTTATAAATTAGTAATATCAATTCATGGATTATCAACACAAGATACTTCTATCATACATACTAAGTTTATATTTAAAACAGATTTAGATAAAAGAAATATTATTGATAATTCATTCATTTATTTATATGATATCAATTGTGTCTATCACAAGATGGAGTTTACAAATATTATTGATATGAAGAAAAAGATTGAAGATATAATTGAATCAAAAAGTTTTGGAGAAGATTTACAAATTCTTTCTGACTTTATTGAAGCTCCTGCAATGTTCTTAAACTATTATATGAGAAGAGATAAGATTACAGACTATTCAATCTTTGATGTTGAGTATGAGCCTAAATTCAAAACAACACCTTGTGATAAAGTTACCTTTGATTTTAAAATTAATATTAATAACAACTATCATATGGAATTATCTATTCATAAAATAGACAGACCGAGTGATGATAAAGAGGATAATGTTGATATTTATAAATTCCAATTTAAATTTATGGATGAAATTGAAACATTTGAGTCAGATACAATTAAAAACGTTCACTTCTTTATTGGAGACCACATTGCTAAAATCTTAGACAGAAAATTAAAGAATAAGTAATGAGATTAAAATACTTTGAAAATTTTGTTAATTATCTAAATGAATCTACTGAAGATATAACCGATTTAACTAAAGAAGAGTTAGATGAGTTACTTATTCCTATTAGTGACTTAGGTGTTGAATATTCTTTTACCGCTCCTAGAGTTATTACAGATGGTGAGTTTTCTGGATATAAATCAATGAATATTCAATTTAGAAACTCTTTTCAATTAGGACCATCTGGTGGATATACTGAACAAATTATTGATGATAAATTTTGGGATTTCTTAGATGAATTAATAGCTCTTAAAAATCGTTTAGAAAGTGCTAGAGTTTCTATCAATTCAAACTGGAAGAATTATATAGTTGTTACTTTTATACAAAAAGCTAAAGTTGAGGGTGATATATTTACAATCCAAAAGTTGTATAATGATATGTCTCTAAGAACCAACGCCTCAAAGAGTGATTTTACAAATAATATGACTAAGAGTTTAGATAAAGAAAATTTAAAAATTACTGTTAGATGTAGCGGTGGTTTTGGATCCTCTGATTATACAGATAGAAAGTGGAATGGTCTTTTCAGAGGTATAGATTTTTCTAAATTTAATGTTGAAAAGGAAATTACTGAAGATAGATTTGGTGGTAAATCAGCTGTTGTTACAATTAATTTAAAAAAGTAAGAACTTTATCTAAGTTCTCTCTATTAAAACCGTCTGGTAAAGGAATACCACCACCTTTTAAATACTCACTATAAATATTATTATACTCATCAATTGTATAGAATCCATTATCTATCTCAGATAAAATTACATTAGTATCGTGAAATGTTACCGTTTTATTTTGTAATCTAGTTTCACCATAAGCAGGCCCAACCGGTCCAACTAATTCAGTACCAGATATTTCTTCACTAATAAATTGATTAAATTTCTTAATCTTCATTTTTAGATTCTATTTTTTCAAAATACTCATCTTGTTCTTGTAGAGAATATTCATCTTTCTTAATACTATATATTAAATTATAAAGGAACTTATCATGTAATTGGTGTTTTTCTTCACCTTTCATAGTAATGGTACAAGTATCTTCTTCAAAGTTATTTTCTATTCCAGTTATTTCAAGACCTATTTTACCATTTCTGTCGTGTAAATCGCATATAACCTTCTTACCTATTTCCAATAGTTCGCTAATTTTCTTAAAAGCTGAGTTTTTAGAAATATACAAAAAGTCTTTCATATCCTCTTCTCTAGTTGTTTTATATAACTCTAAGAAATTTCTTTCTCTAACAGTTAGGGATTTCCTATTGGAAACCTTGTCTAAAATTTTATTTAGTTCCATCTCTTTTACTGACTCATTAAATAGGTAATACTTAATTATTCTTTTTATTTTCATATTTATTAGTTCCCTTACACTTTTATATATTAAGAGTGATAATCATATTTTTATATATACATTGTAAAATTTTATATTTTTAAATGGATAAGAAGTTATGTAAAAAATGTAAATTGGAAAAAGATATAATTTTTTTCCATAAGGATATATCTAAAAAAGAGAGAAAGTAATATATGGATATGGATAAGCGTCTATTAGATTCACTGAATAATTTATCAGTTGCTCTTGAGAGTATTGCAGACATTCTTAAAAAGAAACAAACTAAGAGTGCGACTGGTGCTGCCTTAGAAAGTGGTGATTTTTCTAAAGATATAAAGCAAATAAGTGTTGGTATAAAGTCTATTAAGGCAGATACTGAAAAAATACTTAAAAGTCAAAATGCTATTCTAGAGCTTTCTAAGAAGAAAGCGGTTGATAAAAAAACACCAATGGAAGAAGCGGGTACTGATAAGAAAAAAGAGAGTAGTATAAAAAAGGGTGTTGGTACAATTATCTTAATAGCCGTTGCCGTTTTAGCGATTGGTATGGCTTTCAAACTAGTTGGTAAAATAGACTTTTTATCAGTTGTTGGGTTAGGACTTGCTATTGTTATTATTGCGGTTGCGTTTGAGAAGGTTGCTAAAATTAATATGACTCTCAAACAAGCCGCTATTGCCTCATTGGCTATGGTTATGATGTCTATTGCTGTGATGTTATCATCTTGGGCTTTGGGAATGATTAGACCAATAGGAATTACACAAGCAATAACTGGTATATTAATAGCAGGTTTATTTACTGTGTTGGCATTTGGTTTACCAAAGATAGTTAAGGCCTTGGAGAAGGTTAAGAATCCTGTGAAAATGGCCTTTTTGGCAGTTGTTATGTTACCTGCTTTAGCTTTAGGTATAGCAATGGCGTCTTGGGCCTTGTCTTTGATAAAACCAATTGGATTAGGTCAGGCTGTTACTGGTATATTAATAGCCGGTATGTTCAGTGTGTTAGCATTTGGTTTACCAAAAATAGTTAAGGCTCTTGATAAGATTAAGAATCCAGTAAAGATGGCTTTACTAATACCTCTTATGTTACCTGTTATGGCTGCCGCTATCGCCGCTTCTTCTTATGTTTTACAATTAGTTAAACCAATTGGATTTGCTCAAGCAATAACGGCTATTTTAATAGCCGCTTTATTTGTTGTTTTATCATTTGGTATAGAAAAAATAGTTAAGGCTCTTGGTAGAATGCAGTGGAAGGATGTTGCTAAATTACCGGTATTCTTTACTTTACTTGCTGGAGCTATCGCCGCATCGGCATTTATATTTGCAAAAGCCGCTCCTTACTTTGGTGAGATATCATTTATGATGATGTTAAAGGTTATTATATTGGGTGTTACTATGGGTATAGTACTTGTTATTGTTGCCTTTGCTATGAAGATGATGGGTAAACTTCAATGGGGTGATGTTATTAAAGTTCCGGCTTTGTTTACACTACTTGCTCTAGCAATTGCAGCGACTGCATTTATAATATTTAAAGCATCTGCCTATATCAATGGTATAACATTTATGACTATGTTGAAATTACTCATATTTAGTATTCTTGCTGCAATCTCTATAGTAGTTTTTGCCATCGCAATGAAGATTGTTAATTTACTTGGTACTGTGATGGATTACATAAAAGGTGGTATATCCATTCTTATAATAGCAGCTACTGTAATCGCCGCATCTAAGATATTAAATTATGGTGATTATAAGAAATACCCAGATTGGAAGTGGTCACTTGGTGTAGGTATGTCTTTAGTTGCTTTTGGTCTAGCTGCTGTTGTTTTAGGAACTATTGCTATGTCTGGATTTGGTGCTTTAGCCATTCTTGCTGGATGTGGTATGATTTTAGCTGTTGCCGCAACCGTTACTGCAACATCTCATATATTAAATACAGGTAAATATGACAAGTTTCCTCCTGTTTTGTGGGCACTTGGAGCGACAGCTGTTATGTTACCATTTGGTCTGGCTGCTCTTGCTTTAGGTATGATATCTATTACGGGTATTGGTGCTATTGCTATTGTGGCTGGTCTTGTGGCTATTCTATCAATTGCTAAAACTATTGTAAAAACCTCTGAGATATTATCAGGTGGTAAATATACTGGTGGTCCTCCTTTATGGTGGACATTAAGTACCGGTCTTGTTATGACAGGATTTGGACTAGCCGTTTTAACTCTTGGTTCATTTATAGTTGGTACATTAGGATTTGGTTGGATAGCATTAAAAGCAGGAGCAGCTGCGGTTAGTTTAGTTGCACAATCTATTGTTGATGCTTCTATAATACTTCAAGGTGGTAAATATACTGGTGGTCCTACTAAAGATTGGGCTGAGGGTATTGCTATATCATTAGGGGCTTTCTCTCCTATCTATGGTATGATGATGAAAAGTGGTATAATGAAACTTTTTGGAGGTGGTGGTGTTAGTCCTGCTGATTTTGCAGCTGCTATAGTAACTGTTTCCGAAGGTATCGTGACCGCTGCTGGATTCTTTGCTAATAATACATCTGCGTTTGTGGCTGGTCCTAGTAAGGCTTGGGCAGAGGGTATAGGTACTGCTATTGGTGCGTTTGCTCCTGTTTTCAAAGTTTTACAAGATAGTGCTCCTGGTTTATTTTCTAGTGGAGGTCCTACTGTTGAAGATATGTCAAAAGCAATTATGACTATATCAAGTGGTATAGTTGATGCCGCTAAATTCTTCGCAGATCCTGAAATATCTAAATTATTTAACACAGAAGGAAATTATCCATCTAAGAAATGGGGTGAAGGTGTTGGTGCCGCATTAAATGCTTTCGCTCCTGTTTTCAAATCTATGAGTGAAGATAGTGGTTGGTTTACAAGTGGTGATGATGTTGTTGACGGAATGGTTAGAGCAGTTTCTCATATTTCTAGAGCCATAGTCAATTCAGCTAAAGCTTTCGCCGGTCTTAAACCAGATGCTTGGGGTGCTTATCCTACAACTACTTGGGCCGCGGGAGTTAACGCATCTGTTAGGTCATTTATGAGTATTGTTAAATTAGTCGAAAATCTTTCAGTTCTTGATAGCTTAAAAGTTAGTATGGTCATTGGTCAGATTGCTGGAGCCGCTAGAATATTGTTTAACTCTAAAAAATATTTTGGATTTAAATTAGATAGTGGATGGGTTAAAAGTTTAAGTTCTAATGTAATGCCTTTTGCTACTTTGGCGAAAGAACTTGATAAAATTTTAGGATATGATGAGAAACTTTCAATTAAATCTGGTGGTTTTTTAGGATTTGGTTCTTCAACTACAACTACAACTGTTAGAAAAATGAAAGATGTTTCTATTGTTACTAGAATTATTAGTCAGATTGTTGATGCTGCTAGACTTCTATTTAATAATAAAAAGTTTTTTGGATTCAAATTAGATAGTGGTTGGGTTAAAAATCTAATGGGTAGTGTTATTGGATATGCTGTGTTAGTAAACCAACTTGATAAACTATTAGGACAGGATGTTAAAAAAACAATTTCTTCTGGATTTTTGTCTACAACTACTACAACTACAACCAAAAGACAAATGAAAGACGTTTCTACGGTTAATAAAATTCTTAGCCAAATGGTTTTAAGTGCTGGTATTTTATATCACAACAAAAAATTGTTTTCTTTCAATATAAATCCGGATTATATGAAGAGTGTTGCGTCAAATGTTATGGACTATGCTTTATTGGCTAAGAACTTAGCACTTGTTGATAAAGATAGTAGTATCATAGATGACTTTTTTGGAAATGATCCAATATCTAAAGCTGCTAAAGGTATGGTTAAAATCGCTTCTGCTTATGATAGATTAGCTTCAGCTATAAAAGGATTCTCAGGAGCTCTAAATAGTTTAGATGGTGGTAAAGTTAATATGTTTAGGTCTTTAACAGGTAACTTAGCTTTATTATCAGCTATGGATTCTAACATGTTTAGTAACATGTTAAAAGTCTTGGAAAGTAGATCTGGTGTATTTGCTAATCTACTAAAGGATCAAGCTAAGGCCGAGGGTATTGGTAAAAAAGGAGTTAAGGCACCAGGTGGCGGTGGTGCTATACAAACTAATAAAATTGGTGGTAATGATGGACCAGCAAGAGATTCTAAAGGAGAAACACAACTTCAGAAATTGGATAAAGTAATAGCCTTGTTATCTAGTATGGAAAGTGTTAGTGGTTTTGAAAAAACACTTGATAACTACTTAAAATCTAAACAGACCGAAACCGGATCCGATACTATTGGAAAAGATAAAGAAAAATAAACAATTGCTAAATAATTAGATATAATAGTTATGAATAAAAATATTTCCCTATTAAAAAAGATAAAAATATTCAAAGAATATAAAAAGATTATTAAGTCTATAAAGGATGAATTAGAAAGTTCTTTTGGTGTTAGAATTGATAAAGCCTGGAGAATGTATAGTGTTATCAATATACCAATTGAGGATGTTGGTGAGCCTTATAATCTAAAAAGATCAGATATTGATAAAATAGCCGAGTCTTCTATTAAAGGATTTTCCAGTGAGTTAGGTATTTTTCTAGATGCTAAAGGTCTAAAAGAATTATATGACTTTTATGAAGTTCAAAAAGTTGATAAATATTCTTACTTATTAGTATTTGGATTTTCATTATTTAAAAGTAATGAATATTATGATAAAATTAGATTTAGAGTAATTCCCGTTGTTGTTTTAACATCAATTATAGTATCACTTATTTTACTTCTTTTATAAACTTTTATTTGGTTCTTTTCTATAAAAGAAAACAAACAAAATATATAAATGGATAATTTCTACGAAGTATCTGAGGATACAATCAAGACTTTTTTTGAGATTTTTAATAAAAAATCTTTCCCTGTTAGTATAGGTTTCCAATTTATTGGAAATGAAAAACAAAAAGAACTAATTAAGGTTACAAAAATTGCTGACCCATACGCTTTTCTTGTTAAAAAAGAAATCTTAGTTTCTATCAATGATGACCTAATGAGTGTATTTGATGAAGAATCAATAACAATCTTAATGGAACAAGAAATTGATAAAATTAACATCAACATTGAAACAGGTAAAATTAAATTAGTTAAAACTGATTTAAACACATTCTCATCAATTGTTAATAAATATGGTGTTGAAAAAGTAGCTAGAGCTAACAAAGTTGAAGAATTGTATCAAGAGCAAAAGAAAGATGCAAAAACTGACGAAGAATTTATAGCATAAAAAAATAAAATTATAAAATGGAAAAAATAGAAACAAAAGTTGTTAAACCAGCAGTATCATTTTTTGAAAATGACGAGATTAATTTAATTATAACACCTCAAGAAGAATCTACACTAGATTCTAAAATTAAAGATATTGAGAATTATATTAAAAATAACTCAGGTAAAGGTAAAACAGAACAAGAAAAAGATGTTTTATATACATCATCACAAGGATTGTGGCATTCATATGTAAATGCTCTTAAAGATGCTAAATATAACTTTCAACTAAATAGACCTCAACATAAGTTTTTAACTGATTTACTTTTAACAAAATTAGAGTATGACGTTAATACAGTGTTTTTTGCTATTGAATTAACAGATATGTTAGGTGGCATGAAAGAAATTAAATTCACAAATGATACTGACTTAGTTGCTATCCCAGTAAATGCTACTGAGATTACTTATATCTATCACTTAATATCTAAACATAAAGTTAAAGGTCTTACAAAAGACTCATATACTTTTTCTAAGATACTTTTGAGAATTGGTGGTGTTAGTAAAATATTTAATTACTATGAAGCAGCTAGTAAAAATCTATCTCAAGATATTCAAGATTGGGTTTTGACATTTGATGAAAATATTAGTTCTGATAAGTTTGATGAAACTATTTCGGCTAGTGTTATTGAACCAGAAACTGAAAAAGCTTAATAAAACCTCTGAAAAAATAAAACCTCTGTGAATTTCACAGAGGTTTTTTTGTTTAATAAATTGGTGTTATTGGTTGGAATGGTCCAATAGGATCTATATAAGTATATGTGTCTCTTAAATCTTTTAGACCTCTTATTTCATAGTTTTTCCTATCTCTATAGATTAGTCCATATCCATTATCCGATGTGACTTCAATTACCACAAAAGGATCAATATTTGAATCTATTGTAAAGTTAAATGGTAATATTGGATTTGTCTGTGTTAAATTTTGAACTCCTATGATATTAGAAAATGATTGAGCTTTAGGAACACTTCTAAATTCATTTATAGTTTGAACAGGTTCATAATCTATTTCTCTCCAATCATTTGTTTTTAACCAATTTCCTGGATCTAAAACAGGAGGTATTGATGATGTTGCAGAAACTGTTCCAGAAGATATACCACTATAAACAAATACATCTCTGTCATATTCAACAAGATTAGTTACTAAGTATGTTGATCCTGATAACCAAAGATTTACATTTTCATATTTTCTAGGATTGTTTATCTTATTATTATCTGTCACTGATTCATATAACTTTCCGTAATAAGTAATTTTATCACCTATACTATATGTGGTAAAAGGAACCCATTCTTTATATGTCTTATATGTTCTAACTAAAATGTTAAAATAGTCTGGTAACTCAATCAAAACTCCATTAAATGGTTTTGGTGGTCGTGTTAATCCAGTTGGATTTTTATCAGCTCCAACTCCATCTAATATAGTATAAAAGTCAACAACACAATTATAAACAGTAGATCCGCTATTGATAGGCATTAAGTAAGCCTCATTCAATTTTAATGTTATTGGAGTCATATTCTGACTATTATTTATAAATCTAACATCATAAGATGTGTGAGATATTTCATTTTGAGCTTTGAAATATGATCTTCCGGTTATATCTAGTATTTTATGTGTTAGTGGAATAATATTTTTCTTTAACCAATATTTTAGACCTTGTAATTTAATTACAATCTCATCTATTGAGTAGTTTATTACCTTGTTTCCTTCTGTGTCGGTTATTTTATATGTTAGATTAAACATATTAGTTTCTTCGTAGTTATCATTAGGGAAGTTATTCATTATGAATTCACTTTCTGTCCATCCTTCTACTGTATTATCAAATATATCAGGTATTTCTACTTTAAATAGCTTTAAGAACTTTTCAGAAGATGGATTAATATCTTTATAATACTCATTTAATTGTAAGTCATTATATCCAAAGAAATTTATAGCATTTATTATAGATTTATAAGACCCTATATAAGGATATATAAGATGTTTCATCATTAACATCTCTTTTCTTTTCATATTTAAGTATGGCCAGTCTACACCTCCTTCTAATATATCATAATCTTTGAATATGAATACCTCATTTTCTGTAATAAGTTTACCTAAGTTACCAAGTTCAGTTTTGAATCTAATATCTTCAATTTCTGTTTGTCCATATGTTAAGAATCTTCCTATTTCTCTATCTAAAACAGTTAAAGTTGTTTTACAATATGTTGTTAATCCTGTGGTTGGGTAGTTTGATATAACAGTTAATTCGGTTTCTAAGAAATCTACGGTTGGTTCATAGAAATCGACAATAATAGTTTTAAAGAAAACACTTCTTATTTTTACAAAAACTCCATTATTATATGATATATATTGAGATTTTATATTAGTTACGTCTTTTACATATATTACTAATCGTTGACCTTCTTTGAATCCTTTTCCTAAAAATGTCTCACTTGATGATGAGTTTATTTTTATCTGACCTCTTTTATCTGGTCCATTAGCGTCTAAAGTTTCAAAAGATAAAATAGTATCATTTATTGGAGTAGATTCATATATTACAGAAACATCTTCCTTTTTATAAAGTTGTAAAGTTGATTTAGATGATCCTTCCTCTGTTGATTTATATCCTAAAAATAATTCTAAAGACTCAGCCTCAATTGTTATATCATTTGAATCATCTATATAATTAAGAGGATATTCAACTCTATCAAATACCGTTTGTTGGTATTCAGGTGAATAAATTTTATTAAGATCTTTATTAGGTTTCTTATTAAGAACAATTGTACTTAGTGGTTTTTCACCAAGATATGAATATGATCCACTTGTAGTAAGCTGTGTTCCTGAAAAATCATATATAAAGAATTCGGGATTTGTATCTTCAAACCATCTCCAATAATAACTAACCTGTGTCTCGCCTTCAAAGTTTTCTCTTGGTTTTCTAACATACTCTTTTGCTTTTAACCAAAGACCTGGGTGTGGAACATAATTAGGATCTAATGTTCCATATAAATTTTCACCAATCTCACTATTGTTATTTGTGTTTATATTAATAGTAGCATTTATATTAACTCCTATTTCAATAACAGAATTTAATGATGGTTGTATAGCAAATACAGATTTTCTATCTGGGTTGTATATTATTTTTGTTGTTTGTGATATCATTGGTTCTGTGTGAACAACAGCTCCACTAGCAGCTCTAATTACTACTACGTTATTCATTGATAGTGATGATAAATAAACATCACCATCAAATTGATTCAAAGCTAAATAACCATAATTAGAAACTCCTGAGTTCACAGAAATGTTACCTGTGTTTAAGTCAATAGACCTGAAAGATGTTGATGAATCTGATAAGTTCATTTCACCGGTTAGATTGTTAAATATCATATCATCAAAAGAATTAGTTGTTATCGCCAAACTATATGTTACTCCATTATCAATTTTCCAAAGAGATGCTGATCCATATACATAAACAGCCTCATTTACCGGTTCGTAGAATATTGAATTCGTTGCTCCGGGTATTGCGTATGTTGTTTGTATTGTTCTATTAGGGTTACCTAGTGGTGGAGTACTTCCATTAACTCTTAGCACTTGACTCGCATCTGTTGTGATATACATATCACCTTCAAATGAGTTAAATACCATTTTTCCACAAGATGTTGTTGATGGTGGGAAGTTGGTTGAGTATGTTCCAAGAGTTGTTGCTAAAGTATTACTATAGTTGTATATAGATATATTTGGACTATTTTCATAAGTCACATAAACATCGCCATTATTGGTATTTATCTCTAAGTCGTAAGCCGTATTAGAGAATGTCATAGATGTTACTAATGTGTTTAGTTGTGGATCTACAACAAATATTTTATTTTTTGATAAACAATATAAATAGTTATTTACCGGATTAAACTCCATTTGTAAACTTTGTGTGTTTCCTGGAAGCGTAACTGTTGCTAAGTAATGTCCTAGTGTAGAGTCCATTACTGTCAAGTTATCTCCAAATGAATAAATAGAGTTTGATAATTGTATATAAATTATATCTACTAATCCATTAGATCCCGGATAAGATGATAAATTATAAGTAGTTGTAAAATAATTGTTTGGATTGTATTGTAAACTAAATGCTGAGCTAAATTGAAGTGTATTAAATGGACCTCCTCCTGTTAGACCTATTCCTGTTGGTCCAATTATTGGATCACAAGCTGTTTGTCCAAATCCCCCATTGAAAGCCAATGTGACAAATGCTGATGTGTTACAAATATTATCATTTAATCCCCAAAAAGGACCTTGGTAACTTAGATTAATAGCAGTAGGATCTAAAAATTGCACATTATACTCTTGGTTATTATAAGGGTAAAAAGTGTTATTTATTGAGATAGCCATGCCGGTAGAAAATCCTTCTTCCTCAAAAGAAAAACTAGAACCTTTTGGTAAAGTAGCTTCATTTGATGTTATTAAACATCCAGGACTTCCTTTTAATTTATTAGTTAGTATGTAATCTAATAAACCAGGTATTGATAATTTACCAGTTTTTATAGTGTAGTCTAATCTTCTATCAACTCTTTTTACATCAAATTTAAGTAAATTATTAATACTTGATACTATTGTTCCATATTCTATTAAATCTTCATAGTGTTCAGTCACCCAAGCTTGTAAAGTAGCCGGAATATCTGGATATTGAGAATATGATCCAGTTAAGTATATTGTTGATTGATCATATAAATCTCCATTTATATTAATTGAAATATATGGTCCCAAATCTGAGAATAAAACTTTAGAATGTTCTATGTGATAGTCTGCAGTTATACCAACATTTACACTATTTAATATAATTGGTATATTTGGATATTGTGTAGTTATTTTTATTGAATTATAAAATACTGATGTAAATGATCCGGTATATTGTAACTCAGCTATTATACCAAGTGATAACAATCTTAAATAGTTTCTAGAAATCCATGACCTCAAAGTTCTATCAATAGTTCTTTCCATGTCAGGAGCAGTACCACTGTATACCCAATTTATTTCTTCTTCATAAACCTGTTTATTAATAGTGATTTTTAATCCATACTCATCTAAGTCAGTAAAAACTATATTGTATAAGAAATTAGAAGATATATCATAGTTTAATTCATTATTTAGTTGTTCTTTAACTCCAATCATTCTTTCACTTGTTTGTAAAACGTGTCCAATTGAATGAGTAGTTCCAATTTGTGTATGATAAAAATTTACCTCAACATATTTACTAGGATATATTAAATCAGCTTTTAACTTATTACTATTATAATAAAGGTCTATATTAAATGACTTTAAATCATCTTTATATTTTTCAGCAGCTGACGATAATGTTACAGAATTACTTTGTGTCCATCCATAATCAAAGTAAACTTTATCAACTGTTAAATAAACTTGACAAGTTGATAAAAATTCAGCAGATATTGTTTGGTCAACTGTTATGTGTGTTATGTTACTTGTCCAGTATAATACATTGTCCGGATTTAAAAATTGAGTAGTTCCTGAAAAACTTTGAGTATAAGCTTGAATGCACTCATATATTTTATTATTCCACATAACTTGTGATTGTGTAGCATAAAATGTTTGTTGTGTATTTCCTGTAAATGATGGAATGTTAGAAACAGACAAAAAGTTCTGATTTAATGTGGATCCTACTATTTTAAATTCTCTACCTGGTTTCAAAATTTCAGGTATGCCAAATCCAAACTCTAGTTTACTAGATGTTGCGTTTATACTACCCTCGTATATTTTAGGTAAATCAGTTTTTGTTGAAACCTCAATTATTAAATTTTGATTAGTCTGTAAATCTGATATTGATGTATAGTATTCGAAGTGAACTGTGTCTGATATATTATCATTTAATACAGTAACAACTCCGTCATTTAGAGATGTGTTTACTATATTTAACTTTTTGTTATTATATAATTTATCATAGAAAGTAGACTCGTTCCAATTTGATAGGTTATCTACATAGTTTGAATCTATATAATTATAGATACCTATAGCGTTTACACCTGATATAGTTAAATTTATATATGAGGTTGTACTAGTGTAAGAAGAGTAGTAAGTAGATTCAAAAGTAGCATTATCAACAGAGCTTATTATCATTATAGCTCCTTTTTTTGTTGATACAACAGTATAAGTTTGGTTTAAATCAACAAATTCAGTAAATTGATTATTAAATTTAATTATAGTTCCTATTGGAAATTTAGATTCAAAGTCAATACCATATATCCATTTAGAATAAAAGTTAGGGTCGTTATTTATAGGTTCTATTTTTGTTACCGATTGTGTAGCATATTTAGCCGAATAGAAATCAAACCCATATTCGTTGAATAATTGGAATTTGTTTAATGATAATTCTCCTTCTAATTCAAATTCAAATGATGGAACTTTTTCCAACATATAAAGACCTACAGTTTTATATGTATCTGATGAGTTTTCATGGAATAGAATATCGCCCTCAAATCTATCGCTTGTGTTATTATAATTAAAATTTAAGTAATCTCCTTCTTTGTTGAAAAATATTAAGTTTTTATGGTTTGACATCTACTGTTATAAACTTTTACATATATATTAATTTATCTTTTCTTAGTAAGTGAATTTAATATATATGAATATCAAAATAATATATAAACTATGAAACATATTAAAAAATTTAATGAAACAAAAAAGGATGAGAAAGTCAAAGACCAAGAAGTTCTTTTTAATGCTGAAGTTTTAGTAGATAAAGATGAGAAACCATCATTTAAAACTGGTGAACAAGAAGACCAAGAAAAAGTTAAAAAAGAATTTGATAAACTTAGAAAAGTTAAAAAGTTCGAAGCTTTTATTGATGTTGATATTCATATCGATAATATCGATGAGGTTGAAATAGAAAATGAATATGATACTGAAGGTCATGAAGAGTCTGAAGAGGAAGTTCAAGAAGTTGGATGTGGATGTTGCTCAGATTGTAATGGTCAAGAAGATTGTGAATGTTGCTCAGATTGCTCTTGTGGTCAATCTATGGAAGAACAACCTATGGGTGAACCTAAGGTTATGAATATTGCAGACTTTATAAACTCAATTACTAATCAATAAATAAAAATATAATTTTATGAAAATTATTAAATTCACAGAATCTGTTAATGTATCAGAATCTCTTAAATATCATTTAGAGAATAATAAACCTATTACTGAAAATATATTCAGACCAGGTTCTGAAGCTTTCTATGAAGTAATCAAAGAAGCTAGAGAACTATTTGATTTAGGTAGAGTTGATCTATGTGATGTAGATAAAGAATTATATGAATCAACTGATATTGGTAAGTTTGGAATGTTCAACGGTGAACTAGTTCCTTTAGATTTACCAATGGAATTTGTTGTTGAGACAAACCAACCAGCATTTTCTATACACGATGTAACACCTGATTTTAAATATGATGTTATGGGTAAAATGGTTACAAATATTAAACCCTTATCTTGGGTTAAAAACGGAGAAGCGGCTTGTACTTCTTTTGAAGGAGAATTTGATGGTCAACCTTGTAAGTGTAAATATGACGACGGTCAAGATGCTTATGTATTTGAGGCTAAATATCACAATAAAGAAGTTAAGTTAAACTATCCAATGCGTGGTGGTTCTAAGAAGTATCAAGTTTATGTTAAGAATCCTAAAACTGGTAAGGTTAAAAAGATAGCATTTGGTGATGTTCATGGTGGATTAACAGCTAAAGTTAGTAATCCTAAAGCTAGAAAGTCATTTGCAGCAAGACATAACTGTGATATGAAGAAAGATAAAACTAAAGCAGGATATTGGGCTTGTAGAATAAACAAATATGGTCACCTTTGGGGTGGTAAAACTTATCCTGGTTACTGGTAATTATGAAACATTTAAAAACATATCAATTATTTGAATCTGCTATAACTGCCACTAGATTAGAGATTCCCTATGAAACATATGCGAAAGATCCTAAAACCGGTTTATTAGATCCTAAAAATAAAATTTTTGGAAAGTCTAAGATTATTGATTATGCTGATAGAAAAATAGTTGTCTTTAATGTTAATGGAATTCATGTTCCATTTTATTTATCATCTGGACATGGTGATAAAAAAGATGTAACTAGTGGAAAATGGTATCCATTTTTTGGAATATATGGACCAGATAGATGGTTAAATAAGTCATCCTCTAGTGATATTAATAATTATTATGGGGTAGATTTATTAAAACAAATTTCTCAATCACTTGATAGTAAAATAGGTGATATTAGAAATGATAGTTCTATACCAAAAGTTTCACCGACTGGTACACATATAGATTTTATCAATAAAGATTTAACACCGGTTGAGAATGAAAGACCTGATACTAAGATTAAATTTGCTCAAAATTTAGAAAATTTAAAAAGAAAATTAGGTGTATGACACTACCATTCCAAGAAACTAAATTAAGTGATAATGAATTTATCAGAGTATTCAGTCAAGATACAGATTCTGGTGAATATATGTGGCATCGTGATAGAGAAGATAGAATAGTTGAATCTATTGTCGAGACCGATTGGATGATTCAAATAGATAATGAATTACCTAAAGAAATAAATGAGAAGGTATTTATACCAATGGGTGTTTATCATCGATTAATAAAAGGTACAAATGATTTGAAAATAAAATTAATAAAAAACCCATCTTAAAGATGGGTTTTTGTTTTAGTCAGATTTGACTTTATAGTTTTCATTGTATATTCTAATGACTTCATCAAATTCATTTACAATGCCTGATTTGAATTTATCATTATCATAAGATTGTTTTAGGATATACTCTTTAATATAATCCTCATATTCTAATTGAACAGATATTTCCATTCCATTTTCATCAAATTCAATTTCATTAGATTCATTTACCTCTTCACCATCTACCAACTCTTTAGTAATATCATCAATATATTCTACAGAAGAAAAATTACCTTTCTCTAACATTACTTCTAACTTTCTACGAAGCTTCCTATTATTGATTAAAAGGTTATTTGATATAGCTAAATCAATATAATCTTTAGTTCCTCTTAACTCATCTAATTTATCAATATCATCTTCATTAGTAACTCTAAATTTTCTAAAAACTGGAGAGTATGTGTTAGGTACAAAATCGATTTCATTAGTGTTTAAGTCGAGTATGGTGATGCCTTTTTGGTCTCCCATATCATTTCTATCCATTTGATAAGGCGACCCTATAAACGAAAAATTCTTGTTTGTTTGACGAATATGAATATGTCCAGAAAAGACGTGTTTATATTTACCAAAGTCATCTACATCAATCTTGTCAGCGTTTCTATGTGCTACTGAGTTTAAGTGCATTTTACAACCATTTAAGTCAGAGTGACAGAAAAGATAATCACCTGGATTTTCATTAATGTCTTTAATCATATTTAACCTTTTCTCAATCCAAGGCATAAGAACTAATTTTTGACCATTGGCTTCTATTATTGTTGTGTTTGTATAAACACTCACATTTTTAACGTGATTGAATAATCTAACTGAGTTAATATCATTTGACCCTTTGTTCCATAAGTCATGGTTACCTACGATAATATGTAAAGGAAGTATCTGAGAAAGCTCTAGGAGTATCTTCTCTGCCTTATATGAAGCAATGATAGGAATAGATGTTCTGTTGTCGTATAAGTCACCACAGTGAATAAGAATGTCACCTGGTTTAGCGTTTTCTTTGATGTAAGGAATAAAAGAGTTATAGAAGTAATCTTCCATCATATCTAACCACTTATCTAAGTTATTAAGATATACTCCAAAATGCCAATCTGTTGTTATAAAAACCTTCATTAAAAAATCTTTTCTTTTTATATGAAATTATTGTGATATTGTTTCTTTTCTTCTAGCTTCTCTAGCACATTTTTCACAACCACTTCCTGAGTATAAATGAGCATTTGGTGTTTGTTCAAACTCTCCGTGTGTTGGACATATTATTTTAACTTTGGTTCTACAGTTTTCATAGACTGTTAAGTCGTAGTTATATTTATAGTTATGTTTAATATTTGATTTTTCAACAAAATTCTTATTTCTTTTATTTCTTCTATTAAGTGACTTTAATTCTTTTGATATAGCATTTTCTTTTGACTTGCAATTTTTATTACAAAATTTTCTATCTGGTCTACCCCAAACAATTTCTTTATTACAGTATCTATAATTACAGTCCATATATTGTATTTATTAAAAAGTGGAAATGGCATTTTTCACAACATAATTTTTAAAATAGAGCTAAAGGAAGAAAGAACTAAAATATATACTTTATAAAAAATAATTAAAAAAAATATGCCATTACCACATTTTACCCAATTAATTAATACAGGTTCACCTGGTGGTCCAGGTACATTACCTGATGAGGTAGTATACCTTAACTTGTTTGAGATTACCTTTGTATTACCTGTTATATTACAGGCACAAGGAAGAAATCCTATTTTGCTTTTGCAAAATGCTTTAAAAATTGATATGAACTTAACTGAATTTGACGTTGCTATTAAAGAACAAAGGTTCAAGTATTCAACTCGTCAGTTCTTAACAAGTCCAACTAAAACTGCTGGAGCGTTTAACATTACTTTTAACGTTAACGTAAACCAACAGGGTTCGATGGAAACTTGGAATGCGTTGAAAGCTTGGTATGACTTAGTATTTAACTCACAAAATGGTTCACTTCACTATAAGAGTGATATCATTGGTACAGTTATCGTTAACCAACATGATAAAAAAGGTGTTGTATTAAGACGTGTTACTTTCCAAAACGTTCAAATTAACAAATTAGCAGGTTACGCACTTGATTGGGCATCTGCAAACATTATGGAGAATCTTCAAGCTGACTTTATCTATGATTACTTCATTGATGAGTATATTGATAACAACTTTACTATTAATCCACCACTTATTTCTGGATACTAATAAGTATAATAATATTAAAATAAAAACCCATCAGATATCTGATGGGTTTTTTTATGTATTATAGTAAACAAAAAACCCACTAAATTTAGTGGGTTTCTTTTTATTAGAATTTTGGCATGTTATTAGTCATGTTAGATGCGTTTCTCATCATTGAGTTTGCATCAAAGTTTGGCATATTCTTTTGCTGTCCTTCCTCGTCTTTTTTCCTGTTATTATCTTCCTCTTCAACAATTTCATTTACAAGTTTGATGTTTTCTTCAAACATCCAGAAAGGCCATTCATCCATAGCCGCTTCCTGTGTGTGAAAGTGTTTTTGAAGCATTAATTTATTCTTTAATATATGCTTCAAAGGCATCGTGAATAACGAAAATACTTGACGCTCCGTTGGGAAATTGCATGTCTGTGTGGACCTCCTCACCACACGCACATTTCTTCTTCAATTCTTTGATACCAAAGGTCATTTTACCAACTGCTGCGTTTAAGAACTGAAATGAAATATCATCTATTTCTTCAAATTCTTTTAATTTAGCTTTAATTCCTTCATAAGTTATAGAAGTTCTTCCTGCTAACATAAAAGGAATGATTTTTAAGAACGATAAATTAGGTGTTCTTTTTTCATTACTTTCTTTTAGAATGTAATCTGTAAATGATTTTTGAAGTCCAATGTTTGGTGGGGTTAATTCAAATTCTCTACCGTTTATTGTACTGAAGTGATATGTTCTAGTTGACGCACTAAAATATCTTTCAAGTTTTTCATCAACTTCATGGAATGAGAAATGATCTCTTTTTAATTCCATTTGAACATCTTCACCACATGAACATTTTGAGTTCACTGTTAATGAATTTCCTTGTTGGAAAGTTAATTCTCTGATTAAGAAAACTAAGAATAATCTATCTTGGTCTTTAACCTCAATATAAGATCCTACTTTACCATCAGGATATTTAACTCTTACACAAGATTGTAAAATATCATTCATCTTCTCAACAATATCGTAGAAATTATTATCATCTACCATTGAGTAAGCTTGAATTTCTCTTACTTGTGCTGGTCTTACCATGAAAACAGTACCACTTGGATAAAAATCACCACAAGGTAACTCTTTAATGTCAAAGTTGAAAAACTGAAGATCAGTAGTTCTTGTGTTGTCGATTTTAGGTTGAGCTACAAAAGGAATATCATTATTCATAACATTTTTAGGATTATCCAAATCACCAAGGTGTTTTTTAAGATAATCTTCTTCACTCATTTCTTTATCTTTAGACATATTTAATTTTATTATTTTTTATTATATATTCATCAGTTTAGTTTCCCTATGAATATACTATGTTTATATAATAAAAAGTTAGAAAGTTTATTAAATAAAAAAAACCTCTAATTTCTTAGAGGTTTTTTTAATATTAATTAAAGTATTTATTATTGGAATCCACCTGCGTCGATTGCTCCAGTTCTTAATATAGTTACATTGTTTACAATGATACCCATACCTTTGATTGGTTCAACATAAGTATCAAGAACACCAATTTGGTTATCAATGATTTCATTAGTGTTGTTTTCTTCATCCATTTTATTAAAGTAGTTGTATAAACCATTCTTACTTACATAAGTTTCACAGATAACGTCTGCTCTAAGTTTAATTTCTGCTCTAATATCAGGTGTATTAAATTTCCATTGGAAGTCTAATAACATTCTTGATAATTCTCTTTCAAGTTCAATAAGAACTTCTCTAACGTGTAAGTAAGAAAGAGCTGATTTGTAAAGTGTTTGAGCTGTATTTTCAGTCTCGATTACATTTCCTCTATTTCTCTTGAATACGATAGGATTCATTTGAGCTTGATTAATCCATTCGATGTCAGTTGATGTAAAGTCCATCTCAGTTGCTGTTATATTAGTAATTCTACCATTAGTAACACCCGCTGCGATTGTCCAAGGAGTTGTTCCACTTACATTAGAAGTTTGTTTTCTCATATAAGTTGAAGCTACATAAGATGATGGTGGAACATCTACTGGTCTACCATTATCATTCACTGTCACATAAGGCATAAAGTAACCTACTGCTGTTGTTCCTGCTCCATCACCGAATGAGTAAAGGAATGCTGGAGAGCTTTCTGGGTCACCACCTTTAGAAACATACTCAAGTTGTAAAACACCTTCAGTATTTACGAAAGAGGGAGATGATGAATTCTTGAATGACTTCATTGAAGGCATATTCAATATTCCAAGAGCATCTAATCTTTCTCCACAGATATCAACTAATTGTTGTTTAGATCTTTCAGTTAAACCAAGACCAAATGAATCAATTAAATATCTGAAGTCAATTGCTTCTTTGTTAGTTACCGCTTTGAACAATGGTGTTCCTTTAGCAACTAAGTTAAGAATAGCATTTTGTCTAGTTTCAGTACCATCAGGTAAAGAAGCTTGTCTGATTCTAAATCCTTTAAGAGAGATAGCTTTGTAAGTAGTTGCGTAGTTATCAATTGAAGAATATCTTGTAGTTTGTAAATCACCACTAAAGTTTTTAGTTTCGATTCTAGAGTCACAAGTTATTTCTACTAATGTAGCATCTCCTGAGTATTGTTTCTTAGTTAAAATTGTTGTAAGTTTTCTTGGAACCTCACCAACATTTAACAATGTTTCATCATAGTATGCTGATAAGAAATCACCAACTTTAACTTCAGTATATCTCGATCCTTTAATAAGAATCTTATTAGGTACTTGAACATATCCTATCGGAACTTCAATTTCAATAGTTTGTTTGAAGTTAGACTTAGCAGATTGTATAAAGAATGTGTTGTCAGCTAGTGTATCAACTGCTTCAGTTGCTGTGAATCCTTCATCCATAAATGCCACTTCTAATATATTTGTATTATCTAAATACATTTTTAAGTAATGTTTCTTTAAGTAATCATAAATTAAACTTACGTCTAATAATTCTTCATATACAACTTCTTCATTTACTTCATATGCTAAGTATCCAGAGTATCCAAGAGCTGTTGCTCTAGCTGATGGACTTAAAGAATCATTT